CAACAGTTGTTTTCTCAATAAATTGATTTCTAGCGAGTCTATTTGTGTCTGGTTCATTTAAATGATTTTTTAATGGATACTTAAAATTTGGATCTTTAAAACCTTGCCCTGATTGACCAGAAACTGATGTTCCTGTGCTTATAGTTCCATCAGGTTTTTGCTCTCCAATTGCTGGCTCACTAGCGTCTGCGCCAACAGGAACATTCTGTGGTAATGTTTTTGGTTGATCTCCCTCTAGGGATGAGTAACCTACTTGATACCTTTCAGTTGATGTATTTCCGTATCCATCCTGTATATCTGTGTTATTCTTAAACGAAACTACTCTACGATGCCCTTCAGGATGAGCAATAGAAAGATATCCGAGAATTTCTTTCTTTGGCATTGAATCATTAATAATACCAAGAGCTTTTAGTTGTTTATAATTGTATCTTGTATACTCATCCATAGCAGATTCTTGCGCTTGTAAACTTGAAAGAAAATCTGCTACATTTTTTACACCCTCTTTATTCTGCCAAATTGTTTCGTCAACCAGTTTAAAGTTTGAGGGGAATGTTCTCTCAGAAGAACTGTTAAGAACTGAAGAAACATACCCAAGAACAAACAATGAATATCCACTTAATTGGTATTTACCAAGATTACCATACGCATTTACAACACCATAATTTTGTCCACCAACAACGCCAAGAGAATTGTAATTAACTTCCCCACCAACACTAGATTGTGTTTCAAGATTGGCAATAGAAATCTTATACTTATCGATGTCTTCCCTTGTTAATGGACCAATATATTCCTCATCAACATTAGTTGTTGGTTGGTTAGTTGGTAATGTGCTGCCAGAACCTGTTGATACTGGATTAGAATCACCACCAACAATTGGATTTCCATCAGAATCTAATGCGACTGTGCCATCTAAACTTCTAATGTCTTCAGCGCTCTCGTTATTAAGTAGGACTGTATCATCATCGTTTAGATATAAACTATTTTTTTCTTTTGATTGCGGAATACCACCAAGAGTGCCAATCATTACAGGAATTTGTTGTTCTTGATCTCTAAAGATTATCATTACCCATGTTCCTTCAACAGGTCCAACAGGCGAATGTCCTATTCCGCTCATAGCAGCAGATGTTATTGGTTGTAGTGGATATGCCCAAGGTAATGATTCTGTTGGTAATATTTTTTTATCTTCCGTGTGAAGACCAACGATACGAACTTTGCATCGTCCAAGAGTTAATGGATCGAAGCGATCCTCAACAACACCGCTGTAAAATATCATCTCGTTCCTTCTTTTGTTAGATCAATTATAAGCGAATCTTTAATTACTGTCAAAATCATTGTGTGTTTTTCTCTATCTAGATTGTGACAAAGAGAAGATATTAAGTATCTTCCTGAAAATGTTTTATCAATTAATTCTTCTTCTGTGTCAGTGGAACGAAATGGAGTTGTTCTGTAGATATATACATCAATAATATCCCCAACTGCTAAGTCTGATCTACCAGGAATAGTTATTTCCATAGTAAAACTATTAATTTCGCTTTGCTGCATTATGTATCTTAGATACCAAGATTTCATGCCATCGCTTTTGAAATTATCAAATCCCTCAAGAGCACGTATTTTCGTATCTAAAAACGCTGCAGTTTTTGCTGGTAATCCTTCGGTTGACTGTGGATATGGATTTAAATGGTTGTGCTTCTCAAATTCTTTTGTATATTCTACAGTTTGTATTGAATATGCTTTTGTCAACATATCATGCATAATTAGTTTGGATTTATACATACCATTTTGTATTCTTGACATGTAGTCATAGGCAGTATCGATCGTATAACTTTCTATTCTAGATAAAGTTTCTCTTATATCTCTTATAGAACTACCACCACCAGAACCAGGATCTCTTGTATTATTGTCGTAAATATATCTGGTTTTAGAATCTGCTTCTAATAACGAATCAATGCTTCTAAAATGATATCCGTCAGTATTTTCATAAAACATAAAGTTAGCAGAACCAGTTTGCTTAGAAATAGATCTTTTAGCAATAAAATTTAAATTTGTAAATGGTGTCCAAAAATTTGAAACATATTTTATTGTATTTCTTGTTTCTTCTATGTCTAACAATTTTTCTGTTTTTGTATAATTTTTTAAAATGCTAGTAACAACATCATTATTTTTACCTTCAAATCCTCTACTTATTTTATTATTTAAATCTATAACAGCTTCAAAAGAAACGAAATGTAATGTATACTGAACAGCTCTTTCGGCTGTGTATTCACGATCAGTCATTTTGTAAATATAAAATGCCTGATTAATTAAACCAGTTTTATCAGACATAGATGGAGATTTAAATGACAGAAGAAGTTTTTCTTCTCCAATAAATGGCATAAGATTAATCAAATCTTGCGCATCATTTAATGTAAGATTACCAGAAATTGTAGATGATGACAAATCTTCGTAGAGATTTATTTCTACTACGAAATTATATACGTCTACAATTAATCCTCTTGCGCTTCCTACTTTTACATCGATTAACTCGTAGTCTCCAGCAAATTTAATGTTTTGATCAATCACTTCAATATCTCTCTAAACTTCCTAAAGACCTCGCCCATAACTTCTGGCGCCACAACCTTTATTCTTCGTTTCGTTTCATTAATATAAACTTCATACTCATAGTTAGTTATTGGTATTGCATCTGCTACCCCAGCAGGGTTTACGTAATCAGAATTAACCCACAAACCTGTTGATGTTTCATAGTGATGTATGTTGTTTATATTTGCTGTTCCATACTTATCATCAATAAATGCTTCAAGAGCAGGTAGAGTCATTGGTAAATCAGTTAAGTAATCATATCTTTCATTTACGAGCATTAAAACCCAATGAAGATATGGTGTCCCATAAAATTTTTCTGAGATTATTTCAAAAGTTTCGCCATCTTTTACATCATATTCATTGTAGTATACAATATTTTGTAAAAGTTCTGTCTTAACTCTGACATTGGTTATAATATCAGAAACAAGATATGACTGGCTTTCCTCGCCGAATTCAGAAAAGTCGTAAACTGTAATTGGAAAATTGCTAAAGTATGTCATATTAGAATGATGGTTTAGATGGATCAGCGTAATCTTGATTTGAGAATTGAACCTTTCCATCTGGACCTTGTCCTAGGAAGCGTTCTTTTGTCAATGTTTCAAGTTCTAAGAATTGCATTTGAACATTTATTTGAGTTGGAAATCCATCTTTAAATGTTGAGAATTGACCATTTGGTGAATAATTCACATTCATATCTGTTAATACACAAGTAGATATTCTATTTAAATGGGGATGTTCTTTATCTCCAAAATAATAAACAATATCAAATTCTGATGGGAATAAGTACAACATTTTGTTTATATTATTTTGAAATTCTGGGTGCATGTAAAACTTAAATGTATTAATTATTCTTTTTACATTAGCAGCTTCTTCTGGAGATCTTGGCGCAAATTGATAGTTAAAAGAAAATCTACGAAACTCCATAGATTTAAACAATTGTTCTTTTCTTGGATTTGCTGCTGCTCTATAAAGAGAAGACAAAGCAGCACGTGCTGGCGAAAGCTCTATCGCTTTAGCAGCTGCGCCCTGCACACCAGCTGCTCCTGGTCCAAGCTGATTATTTGTTGCTGCTTCAGCAGCAGCGCCAAAAATAGCTCCAAGTTCTTCTTCTCCATATGTTGCTTTGTAACCAACATTTACCTCATTAGGAACATTTAATGCTATTGCTGTTCTGAGTCTCTTAGTTTTTCCTGTTGGTTTTATATCACTCACAGTTTGTAATGCTACAGCAGCACCACCAAGAGAAACTGCAGCAGCTCCTGCTCCTTGAAGTGCTCGAGCACCAGCAGTTCCAAGAGTTCCTTTTAAAAACTGAACAGTTCCTCCAGTATTTCCTACATTACCAGCAAATTTAGATGCCCCCTCAGCAGCTCCAGTAACACCACCGACGATAGCAGTTCCTGTTGCAGCAGCAGTAGTTGCTTCACCAATAGATGCTTGTTTACCTGTTACTCTATTTTGTTCAGTAATATCAATGTCACCAACAATTTCAGCTTTTGCCTCTGTAAAAACACGTGACTGATCAGATACATTAATATAAAATACTACGTAATTTAAATACTCTTGGTTAAAAAATTGCCCACCTGTTCCTTTTTCTCTAGTTGATCCATTTGAACTAAACAGATCTATTGGATAGAAAAGATTTTCAACATTATATTTGTTTGGTTGAAAAGATTTTTCTCTACCAGCACTGGCTGGTGGTGGTGATTGCGACGTTTTGGCTGTATTTGAACCTTGTCTGCTTTGGTCTGCCATATTGTTCCTAAATAAAAGGTTGATATTTATTATTATTTATTCATGTTTCATCAAGGAAAATTTAGACCAAAGCATCCGCAAAAATATGCAGGAGACCCAACTAACATAATATTTAGAAGTAGTTGGGAGCTTCGTTTCATGGTATGGGCAGATGAGAAGTCTAGTGTTGTAAAATGGCGTTCTGAGGAAACAATTATACCATATCGATCACCAATAGACAACAAAATACATCGCTATTTTGTTGACTTTCAAGTACAGGTTAGAGATAAACATGGTAATTTACAAACCTATTTGATAGAAATTAAACCAGAAAAACAAACAAAACCCCCAGAACCTCAGAAAAAAGTAACTAAAAAATATTTAGAAGAAGTTGTAACATGGGGAACCAACGAATCAAAATGGAAAGCAGCTACAGAATATGCTAAAGATCGTGGCTGGAATTTTTTAATTTTAACAGAAAAACATCTCGGAATAACTCCTGATTGGTATAAGAATAAATAACAATATGGCTACAAAAACACTCGAATCTATCTTTAATGACTCTGCTTATGACATTACAGCAGTAAAAAAGTCTCAGCAGTGGTTCACATCGCAAATAAGAAAATTAGCTACAGCAACTACTCCGCAAAAACTGTCAACAAGTGGAAATCTTACCTCTACGCTAATGCCTGGAAATATGTATCTATTTTTTTATGATCCAAAAGGTAAAGATACTCTTCCTTATTATGATAGATTTCCTTTAGTTTTACCATTTGCAAAAACACCAGATGGTTTTTTAGGATTAAATTTCCATTACCTTCCACCAATTTTGCGTGTTAGACTTTTAGATAGATTAATGGTCTTTAAAAACACAAAAGACATGAGCGAAAAAACGAAATTAAAGTTTACCTACTCAGTTATTTCAAATGCAGCAAAATTTGATTTATCGAAACCATGTATTAAACGATATATTAGTTCTCATGTTCGCAGTAGATTCTCACTAATAACTCCAGAACAGTGGGTTACTGCTATGCTATTACCTGTTGAGAGATTCGAGAAAGTAAACAAAGAACAAGTTTGGAGAGACTCAAAGGATAAAATTAATGGCTAGTATAAACAATTTCATTGCATTAATGAGGGACGATGGTCTTGCGAGAGATAACAGATTTGAAGTTGTTATCACACCACCAAGGATATTAAATGCAACAAACTCAGAATTTGATAAACTACTTTTTTATTGTCAAAGCGTAACTCTTCCAGGTATAAATTTTTTGTCGCAAGCAGTTTATACATTCGGCGAATCCCGTGAAGTAATATACAATCGTTCATTCGATCCAGTCGAATTAGAATTTTTACTCGATGATAACATGGAGATTAAATGGTTTTTTGATCGTTGGGCAGAAAATATAATAGATCCAGTAACAAGGATGGCAAATTACTATAATGATTACACCACAACAATTGAAATATCTCAACTAGATTTTTCAGAACAAGAAAAAATAAAATATACTGTTTCGTTACATGAAGCATTTGTAAAAACTATTTCCCCAATACAATATAACTCATCATCAAAAGAAATTACAAAATTAAGAGCAACAATACAATACAAATATTGGAATGTTACAACAGCTCCAATTGTCATTAGACAGGGAGCTCTGGATATACCAGACACAAATAGTACAGAAACCCCAATCTAAAGGAGAATTAAATGCATATCGTAGCAGAGTATAAAGAAGACACTAAAGAAATATTTCGTGTTAGCGCCTGGACAGAAATTCCACAAGGAGCAAAAAATTTTCTTGACATTACAGATAGAGAAGGTTCAACAGGAAATGTTTCAAATCTAATTGGTAAGTTTGTTAACAATGGACAGATTACAGATTCAGTAACACAATCTGCGCCAGTTGAAGAGACACAAGAAACACCAGCTGAAGAACCAACGGATGAATAATAAAGTCGAAGACTGGATGAATAGAAAATGGAGACCAGCCATGGGCTGGATGTACATGACAGTATGTATTACAGATTTCATTATCTATCCAGTTCTTTGGGCAATTTTTCAAAGCACAAATGGTGTCGTTTTAATAAAACCTTGGGAACCTTTAACACTTCAAGGTGCTGGGTTGTTTCACATGGCTATGGGAGCTGTATTAGGAATTGCAGCATGGAGTCGTGGACAAGAAAAAATTATTGCTATGTCAGAAGGAAAACCAAAGAATGAAAGTTGATGAAAATTTAAGTGAAGTGTTTGATGTTGAGGTTTCTCCAAAACCAGAAAAACCACAACAACTCTTACCACCCATATCAGGCGATAGAATAGAAACAGATTTTGATGCAGCAAGAAATAATTTACATATGTTATTGCTTGACGGACAATCTGCTCTACAAACTGCACTGGCTGTTGCGCAACAAAGCGAACACCCAAGAGCATTTGAAGTCGTTGGTAATTTAATAAAACAACTTGCTGACATAAATCAACAGCTGTTGGATCTTCATCAGCAGAAACAAAAACTAGACGAACCCAAAGGCGATTCAAAAAAACAAGTGACAAACAACAATGCTATCTTTGTTGGTAGCACATCTGACTTGAACAAACTTATCAAGAACATGACTAAAGGAGATTAATAATGGCTTTGCCTATTTACAAACATCCAATCTATACAACAAAACTTCCATCAAATGGAAAAGAAATTAAGTATAGACCTTTCTTAGTGAAAGACGAGAAAAACCTTCTCCTCGCACAACAAAGCGAGGAAGAATTAACAATGATTGATACAGTTAAGAGTGTTATCCAAGACTGCATCGTAGATAAAAAGATTAATCTTGATGAGCTGCCAATATTTGATATTGAATGGCTGTTCTGTGAACTTAGAGTTAAATCAGTTGGTGAAGAAGTTTCACTATTTTTTACATGTAGAAATGATGCGTGTGCAGAAAAAACAAAAGCGACTTTTAAGATTAGTCCAACACTAGCAAAGCCAGAGAATCATACAAACAAAATAGATCTATACGATAATGTTGGTATTGTAATGAAATATGCTGATCCTATTCTATTGAAGAAAATTGTACAAATGAATGAGTCGGATCCAAATCAAGTATTAAAAATTATCGCTGGATCTATTGAATCAATTTATGATAGCGAATCAGTTTATTCTGCAAAAGATCAAACTGAAGAAGAATTGATTAAATTTATTGAAGCTCTTCCAAGGGATTGCGCAGATAAGATCAAAAATTTCTTTGAGTCAATACCAAAACTAGTACAAAAAGTTTCTGTGGTATGTCCAAAATGTGAAACAGATAATCACTATATTGTTGAAGGAATTGAAAATTTTTTTTGATAAACCTTAGTCATGAGAATCTTATCAATTATTATAAGACAAATTTTGGTTTAATGCAACACCATAAATATTCGCTTGAGGACATCGAATTTATGGTACCATACGAAAAAGAAGTTTACGTTTCGCTGTTGCTTTCATATTTAGAAGAAGAAAAAGAAAGATTAAGAGAAAGAAATAGATGACAATCTTAGATCAATTAACTTATACTGGTGGTGGAAAAGATATGAAAAAAGATCTTGGAGACACTGCGCAATATTTAAAAGAAACAGCCAAAAATATGGCATCTACTTTTAAACAACAGTACGAAACAAATATTAGACCAAGAGTAACAGGTGGTGTTACAGGCGCTGGTTTAACAGGATCTACCTTTCTAGAGACATTAGGATTTAAAGGTTTAGCTGAATCTTATAAAAACACTGCAGAAGAAAAAGAAAAAAATAGAATGGGTATATATGGTCCATCACCAAGCGCTGGATCTGCGAGCAACTCAAATAGTGCTGGAAATGCAGTTATACAGGAAACACAGTTAATTTCATCTGAGCAGGAAATAGAAGCAAACGCACTAAGAAAAGAACAATTAGATATACAAAAAAGAACAAGTGATGATTTGATGGCTTTGTATACAATCACAGATGACTATCAAAAAGAAATGCTTAAAAGAACAAAAGATATGGTTGACTCTCTTAAAATTATTGCAGAAAAACCAGCTGGTGAGGGTGGTGGATCATTATTAGATATTGATTTGCCTGGTAAAGGTGGTAAAGCTGGAAAAATTGGTACTCTTGGCAAACTTGCTAAAGGAGCAAAAGGTTTTATGGCTGGTGGTGGTTCTACTATTGCAGCAGGAGCAGCTATGGTAGCAGCTCCATTCGCAGTTGATGCTGGACTAGGAGCATTGGGGTATGGTAAAAATGAGATTGATGAGAAACAAGATGATGCTAATTGGCAGAGAGCATCATTCTTAGAAAAATTACAAAGCGCACCAGCAAGGGGTTTAGAAAAAATTGGTAGTTTGTTTGGTGGAACTATTGCTAATGAAGCGAGAGCTGAAAGAATAAAGAAAGAAACTGCATATTTAGATGCTAAGAGTGGAGTTTCGAAAACAGAAAACGCATCACAGGACATAGAATTTAGTGAGGCTGATTTTGCTAAAAAAGATCCAGAAAATTATACTAAGTTTAAAGAATTTGAACAAAAGAAAATTGAGGAGTTAATAGCAAAGGATCCCTTCTCTAAAAACCCAGAACCTAGAAATCAACAAATGGTAAGAAGAAGCGCAGAGAGTGCTGCACGTAAAGAGGCGATTAACAAATTTAAGAAAGAAATTCAAGCTGCTGGCGCTGGTAGTGTAAAAGGACAGGCTCTACAGAAAAATGAGCAACCATCATCTCTACAACCTCAACAAACATCAGCAACACCCGATTCTAGTATTGGTCAAAAGTCTGGAGTTTCAAAATTACCCACAACAACAGCAACACCAGTTTCATCAACACCAGCAGCAACTTCAGCATCACCTGATTCTGGTATTGGTCCAAAAACTGTTGAACAACTCGCTATGGATGAAGCAAAAAGGTTTGGTAGATCAACACCAAATGCTCAAGACAAACAAGCAGCAGCGATGGCTTATAGAAAACAAGCAGCTGGTGGCGCAGAAGAAGCAAACTTATCTGGAGTATCTACATTACCAGTTGATAGAGCTGGAGAAATATCGCAGAAGAGAAATGAGTTAGCGGATGCTGAAAAACCCTCTAGTCCCCCAACATCAAATAATACTGTCGTTGCTCCAAACACAACAAATGTTGTAAATAATAATGTAAAAGGTGAAGGAAAATCATCTAAGAATAACGATTCCTCATTCCAAAAATGGTTAGATAGAAGATACCAACCAAGCCCGACCTATTAATAACTGGAGTAATTATAATGATATCAGATATTGTTTTTGAAAGCAATTTATTGAGTGACACGGAGTGTCAGTATATAATTGATTTGCATAAAGACAAATCTTTTGAGAGATCGAAGTTTAGAAATCAATCACTTCCTGTAGTAAGAACAATAAAACAAATATCGACAGAAACTGAAATTGACACTAACGATGAGGGTATTCGCACACTGCTTGACAGAATTACAGATGTTGTCAAAACAGCAAATGAAACAATGTTTTTTCTAGATACTGATTATACTTTAGAAGCTCGAATAATGAAATTTGATGGTGATGAAAAATCTTTTATCTCGCAATGCGCAAGGATTAATTGGTTATCAAAAGATAGACACAATAAAATATTCGCATGCGTTAATCTAACACCTGGCAATGAATATGAGGGATCAGAAATAATTTTATATAATTTTTGGACAGCTATACCAACATTAGCGCAAAGAAGAGAAAGAGGTTACCTTATGTTTTGGCCATGTATGAAGCGAACAGAAATAACCCCAATACTCAAAGGTACCAGATATATGTTATTCATTGATTATACTGGACCTTGCTGGAAATAAAAAAGGGAGCCGAAGCTCCCTTTCTTTTTACTCGTTAGCGAGTTTTTGAAAATAAGACATATCGTCTTCATCATCCTCTACAGGTTTCGCTGTCTTAGGAACTAAAGCAGGTTTACTGGCACGAACAGGTGCTTCTGCTTCTTCTTCATCTGCCATAGCAGCAGCAGTAGTAACTACACCTCCACCAGAAAGAACCATTTCCAACTTACGCTTGAGTTCGTCGTAAGATTTAAAGTTCTTTGCCGCAAGAAACTCTGACAACTTATATTGCTTCGAAGCAACTTCAAGGAGTTTTGTTTCATCAGCGTTAAAAAGTGCGCTTGGTTCTGCAAAAACAGATTGGTCATAGTTAGAGTAACCATCTACTTTACGCATACGTAGTTTAAAGTCTGCGCCTTCCCAAAGATCAAATACCAATACTGGTTTCTCATCTTCAAAAGTTGGCTTGGCTTTATCCATAATCTTATCAAAGATTTTCTTACCAAACTTGAACAAGAACACTTTACCATTGTTCTCTGGTTTAGCAGGATCATTAAGCACAAGAATGTTCATAATATATGTTAACTTGCGTTTTTGCTTGCGAGCAATTTCTTTATTTGCTTCAGAGCCACTGTTCCACAGGCGAGAGTTGAGTTCGCCAACAGGATCGTTTTCACCAAGAGTAGTTAAACTATTCTCGATGTACCATTTACCAGTTGGACCTTGGAAGCTGTGATTAAAGATACGAACCCAAGGAAACTCGTCACCCTCTACACGTGGTAGAAAGCGAATAGTTGCTGTACCATTACCTGCTTTGTCAGCAGTCAGTTTCCAGAATCGGTCGTCTTCGTAGGATTTTGAATCTCCAGAAGGGTTGGAGATTTTGTCAAACTCTCCGAGAATTTTCGTAAAGTCAGTTTGACGTGATTTGCGTAGTGTTGCGATATCCATATATTTTCCTTTGTCGTATAAAAGTGTATAAAGTTTTGTCGTATGTCACATTAGTCATGCTATACAACTATTTATAATACTCTACTTTCTATTTTTTGTAAAGTAATTATTTTTTTCATCATCAATAGAATTATCGAAGTCGCTGTCGTATTCATCTTCGAAATCATCATCAAATTCTTGATCAAACTCAATGATCTTTTTATTCTTAGTTTGTTTTCTTTCAATATCTTGAACCATGATTTTTTTGTAGTTCTTTTTATAGTCATCAATTGACTTTTCTTTTCGAAATGTATGCCCCATTTTAAAACTCTTGAATAAACCCCACATAGATTGGTTCTGTTTTAATTCGATCAAACTTGACAAATGGTCTTGCTTTGATCACCCTACGAATCTCATCAGAGAATAGACTACCAAGATTTGTTTTCCAGTTGTCTAAAAACGGATGATGATTGTCCAAGATAATCAGTGTCTCAAGTGTAATATGCTTACCAAGATACAACTGAAATAGATCGGGAACTCTTGGAAATTTTGCATCAAGATCAGATTCAAAATTTATATTATTTGTCTCAAAATGAAGTCGAACCTTACTTAGATCTTGTTTAAAAATTTGGGTCATAGATTGTTTTCTACGATTCCATTCTTTAAAATTTTCATCTGATTCTGATGTTCCATAAACAATGTCAGTGTTGCCCCAAGCGCCATATGCAAAGTTAGCAATAAGATATTGCGCCATCTGTTGTTTATTGTCGAACTTATCAGCAAACTTATTGAAGAGATGTTCTCTATTGCTGTATGCAAAATTACTTTTAGAAGTCATAACACGACCCCTATGTTTTGTAATGTCATACTTGTCTGACATAAAATGCAATTTTACTGCCAGATACATTTGGTATGCTTTATGTGCTCGGTCAAATATCAAGTGTTGCTTGTTTTGGGAAATAGTTGAGTTCTGTAGCATTTACTTTAATCTTATCACGAAGAGATTTATTGATCAATTTAGATATGTCTTGCGGATCTAAATAATTTTCTTTACAATATTCAAGAACAGCATCCATGTGCGTCATGCGTTTTTCCTGCACAACCTTTTCGATATACAAAGAAAACTGTTTTGCGTTTTCAAACATGTTTGGTAATGTAATATTTACTTGTAGTAATGAATTTTTCGACTGTCTCATAATCTTTTAACATGACCCTATACTGCTTCCAGGCAGGAGAATCATAGTTATCTTCGCTCATTTCTTTTTCGTTAGAGTCAAGAAACTCTGTAAAGTATTTATCTAATTTCGCTTTTTGTAGCACAAAAAAATTATATGCGCTAACCAAATCGCCCTCTTTATTTACTACAACTCTAGTTGCTTCCTCGATTGTCATTGTTTAAATGTTCCTTAACAAATTTTTGAACCTGAAAATACTTTGGAAATACATACTCTTTCTCAAAATATTCGCCTTCACATTCTCCGTTTACCTCAACGAAGTAACCATTTTCTACTTTCTTAATCTTTATTTCCATTATATTCTCCAGTTATATTTTCAACCTTACATATATTATTATACTAAATCTCAGCATTAATGTCAATGGTTTTATTAAATTCTTTTTCATTCCTTTTCAATTTATGAAGAGAATTAAATCTAGTATTTTCTAAAAAGTTCGGGGATCTTTCTGGTCTCCAATCCCGAACATTAGTCCCAACCATAGGGTAATCTCGAACAAAAGAACGAACGATCTGTGTTACATTTTTTTTATCCATATTGTTGTAATCCTTTTAGTCTGTCGGCAGCATATGAAGCAGCAAATGCTTGCGGTTTAACCATTGGTATGACATTACACATACCACGAATATAACCAACAGCCTCATTAATAACACACGAAGAACCATAGTTTTCATTTGGGTTGATATCTAGATGAACTTCAATGTCATTAGAAATTTCAATAGCAAGTTCCAGATACAGTTCTGCTACTTTATAAACTTCGTTCATTAAACGTAATCTTGGTTTATTGTTTTTCTGGTCATAATCAATTTCTTTTTGAACTGCTCCAAAAATTTTACAACCATTGTTGCCATTAATGTGAACAACAACTGCAAGGATGTAATCAGCAAACCATTGTTTACCAACTTTATATCTCTCAGAATCACAACCGATATAGATTTTTGTTTCTGGTCCGCAATTGTTGATAAATTCTTTTACTTCTTGGATATCTATTTTTTGTCTGAACCTCATACTAAACTCCAAATGGTGCGAGTGGAGGGATTCGAACCCTCATGTCCAAAGACGGGAGATTTTAAGTCTCCTGTGTATACCATTCCACCACACTCGCTTTAATATGCCCATGCTACGAACGAATATCGTGTACCCTTAGTTATTTCCTCTACTCTGTGGGGGTATATGAATGTTGATGGAAAAATCATAATGTCGCCTTGTTTAAATTCTACTACTTTATCTCTTACAACAAACTCTCCGCCTTCGAAATCTTCATTCATTAATCCAAGAAATGTCAAAACAGGTATACCATCATTTTTATTTCTACGGATTAAATCAAAATGCTGTGACATAACTGTTCCAGTTTTATATTTGTTAAGTCTAATGGGTCCATGATATGTCACTAGATCTTTAAGACCAGTTTCATTATAATATCCCATCAATGCTTGTGCTAGATACTGTTCTAATACAGTTAATTTTTTGTGATACAATACATCAAGTTCTTTATTATGTAAAGAAGATTTAGTGTCGTCTGCAGCAGTATACCATTTATGTTGTTGCCACTCTGGATCACTATCATATTCTTTTATTAATTCCTGACATACTGTGCTAGGAATAACATTAAATACTTTTAGATAATCATCTACTTGCATTTTATCTCCTTGGTGGGCTGGGAGAGAATTGAACTCTCACTCAATCGATTATGAGTCGAACGCTTTACCATTAAGCTACCAGCCCAATATTATTACTATTTTTATCTGGCGGAGAGTGTGAGATTCGAACTCACGGACCCTTTCGAGTCTCTAGTTTTCAAGACTAGCGCCATAGACCACTCGACCAACTCTCCATAATTTGGCGTCGCCAGAGGGGATCGAACCCCCGACCCACAGCTTAGAAGGCTGTTGTTCTATCCACTGAACTATGGCGACAAATACTTACATACCTGATCCTGAATTTAAATCGTACGAACCTGCAAATAATC